AATTTTAATTCATATTCTGCGCCATCATCATTTCTGCGAATGAGATATGCCGCTAAATTATGAACCATTTCGTTGTATTCTGCATTAGTAACTGCAATGAATTGACAACTTAATGTGAACGTTTTAGCTCCATAAGCATTACCTAAGTTAATATCTCCATACTTACCCGGAACTGATACTCTAGAATTAGAGATTGCGCCTGATAATGGTTTATTAACATGATTAAGATAAAGTCCCATGTCGCTATAAGAGTTGAATCCATCGAACTCAAACTCTCCATCGACTAACTCATCTTTTGTATTCTTAGAATGTGCCATTATACCGTTTTCCCTTCATTATATTTACGCAATCCCAAATCAACTTTTCTCACACTATTATAGCCTTTATAGATATCACGTTGACTAATTACAGGTTTAGCTTCCACCATGCCCATAAATTGTGTTACAATATCTGTCAAGGTACTAATTTGTGCCGTAAGTTCATTAATTTGATTTTGACCTTCATTTACTTCTGCTCCACCATTTTGAGCTTGCAATGTAGAAACTGCACTACCCAATAATGAAAGAGCGCGAGTATTTTTCATCTTATCCATTGGAATGATATATTCCTGTTTGTCGCCTTCACCAACTTCAACCATGCCATGTTTATTGATGATACCACCATTAGCATATCCATGACCGTTACCTAAGGCGCCTAAGCCTTTTCCATAAGCAGCTTTGGCATAGTGAAGAGCAGCAAGAATATTATCGTATCCATTAAAGACATTGCCATGTCCGGGGAATTTATTAGCGGCAAAAGTTGTTCCAATAACTTGCATTAACCCCTTAGCCAAATCTCCACTAATTGAATTAATATCTGTATATCCATGTTGAATGGCTTTCTCATTACCACCAGATTCACTAGCAATTTGTCTCAACACTCGATTTACCATATCGGGACTCGTTGACAATCCATTTGCTTTTAAAGCTTGAATTGCCTGACCCTTCCAACGTTGAACGCCTTTGCCGGCAGGAGCTGACGATGACTTCGCTTCAACCTTTTTAAAGAGTGAAAGAATCCAACCTTTTGCTTCATTTCCTACATATTTAGGCATTCCCTCTACTGACTCTTTTATAAGAGGAGAAACTTTTCCGCTCATATTTTTAGTCATAACATCTGTGGCAAATTCAATCGGGTGGGCAATTACCTTTGCGGCGCCCTCAATTAAATCTTTACCCTTATTGAAAATGTCACCAAATGTAGATGAAATACTAGATGTAACACCAGAAATAGCTTGACCCATTCCACTTAAGAAACCTGTTCCATCACTATAATTAGGCATCATATCGAGGTATGATTTAGTGTCTTTTGCCGTAGCGATTTCTGTTCCGGGCTCTAAATCTACAATCATATTGCGTTGAGCGGGAAAGACACCCATTTTTCCATTTGGTCGACGATACATCTCTTGATATAGTTCGCCTTTAGCATCGTTGACCAATGCCTTACCTCCGGGAGTACCTGTGGCAAATGTTGGAAGTGCCCAACTACCCTTTACTGCGTCTCCCATACCAACTTTGTTGGAAATCCAGTTCAATCCAGTTCGAGCACCTTCTGTTAAGTGACTAATACCTTTAATACCACCATTGGCAATATGTGTGAAACCGTCTAATACAGCATCATACCCATCTCGAATGACACTACCTATCTTACCGGGCAACCCCTTAAAGAACTTAACAGTATCACTCCCAAATTTAGATATTTTGTCCCATATTTTCTTAATCGATGCGCCAAATGTCTTTTCTAACCAAGCATATCCAACTTCAAATGGCTTTTTGATACCACCCCAAATACCACCGGCAATTTTAATTGCAGATTTTTTCATTGATTCCCATTTCTTACTGAACCAATCTCCAATTTGTCCCATGATTTTCTTGATGTATTTGTAGCCATCACTGAATGGTTTGGAGATATAAGACCACATTTGCTTAACTGTCTTGCTTACAGCCTTACTAATTGTACTCCATTTGTCGCCAAACCATTTACCAATTTGACCCATTATCTTCTTAATATATTTATATCCATCGCTAAATGGTTTGGAAACATCTTTCCACATTTTCTTAGCTTTTTTTGATACATCCTTTTTAATGGAGTCCCATTTTTTACCAAGCCACTTACCAATATCACCCATTATTTTCTTGGTATCATCATATAAATTGCCAAAGAATTTAGAAACATCTTTCCACATTTTTTTAGCTGTTTTACCAATCTTTTTAAAGGCTTTAACCATATTATTAATGGCTTTCATAAACCCCTTGAAAGCGGCTCCTGCAACAAGTTTCGCTATTCCAAATCCAATTTTAGCAATTGCACCAATAAATTCACCAATAATTTGCACAACTTTTCCAATAATCTTACCAATGGTAAGAATAATGTGTCCCAATTTATTGTCATCTATTGACTTCATGGTTTTGTCAAACCATTTCTTTACTCCATCACCAAATCCGCTTAACTTCTTAGTTGCTTTATCCCATGCCTTTTTTATTCCTTTTGACATGTTACCACCAAGGTCTTCAAACCAATCAGTAATATTTCCGGGCAAATCTTTAAACCAGTCACCGACGTTTCCAACAGCCTTGCCAATTGCCTTGCCCCATGATTTACCAACCTTATCTAATCCGACTTTTTTAATCAAGCCACCAAAGAAATCGCCAATTTTACCACCAATGTCACCAAACCAGTCCTTGACATTACCGATGCCTTTTCCGATGTTTTTACCCCATGAGCTAGCTGTTTTACCAATCTTTTTCCCTGTTTTATCTGCCCAACCAAGAAGTATTTTATTTGCCTTACCGGTTGCTTCTCCAATATCTTTTTCCCAGTCTAACTTACCTGAAAATAATTGACCAAACCATTTTTTAGTTGGTTTTAATCCTTTTTGGATACCATCACCAATTTTTCCACCTAGCTTTTGACCAATTGAACTTCCGGCGAAACCACCAATGGCAGCACCAACAATTTCACTAATTCCTGTTTCACCAAGAATTGGAACGGCAGCACCTGCAGCAGCACCCGCTAGAGCGCCACCCGCGCCACCTGAGAAACTTCCAGATGCTTTACCAATGTGTTCACCGGCAGTCTTTTTAGTCATACCAATTAAATCCATTGCAGATGTTACACCGAGTAATAATGCATTGCCCTTACCCAATTTACCCAATCCAGCTCCAAGTTTACTCAATGAACCACCAAGTTTACCCAGTTTTGTTCCAGATTTTGCAATTTTAGCGGCGTCTGCGGCTTCGGCAGCTATTTTAACACGCGAACCAACAGTTGCAGAGGTTTTACCGGCAGCCTTTTCAGCCTTTGATAACTTACCTCCGGCACCGCCTGCTCCACCTACTCCACCATCTGCCACACCAACGCCTTCATTAATCTTACGAAGGCTTGTGTTTTCCGCAATCATAGTGTTTTGTGCTATAATGGCGTCAGTAAGGATTGCAACCTGCTTAGCTTGTGGGCTAAATATTAATCCTAAATCTTCTAGCGCTCTTTTGAATTTAGTAACTTTTGAAATTATCCAGATAGCGGCTAAAACTTTACCAAATTTTTCAACGGCTTCTTTGTGTTTGCTTGCGAATTTACCAATAGCAGAGATTCCCTGCCCTATCTTGTAAAGTGCTTTTGCAGTTTTTACAAGAATATCAATGGTTGTCTTAGCTCCATCTGCTAAGATGTTTAAACCATTTGCAAAATCTTTAGGTTTTAACTTCTTAACGTATTCACTTACTTTTTCTCCCGCTTCTTCTAGCGATTTACTGATTTTTTTAAGTGCCTTTTGCACTTCTGGGCTCTGCATTGCCTTACTGGTTGCAGTTGCAACATCACCCAATGCAGGAATAATGGCAGCACCAATTGTTTGTAAAATATCATTCGCTGCTGCTTTAAATTTATTTAAAGAGGCTTGAACAGATTTTATGTTCTTTTCTGCCAAGTCCTTTACATAGTTATTCTTAGAGGCATCTGCGACACGGTCGTTTAATTTACCTAATTCAGTAGCATTCTGACTAAGAATTGTACCGGCTTGTTTACCTGTTTCACCAAATAATGCCTTAAATAGAACACCTTTTTCAGCTCCACCAAGTTTTTTAGTATGCTCATTTAACATACCAAAGATTTCAGTCATTGACTTCATGTCGCCCTTTTTATTAACAAAGTCTTTTGTTGACAAACCAATTCTATCAAGAGCGTCTGCACCATTAGCTGTTGGAGCTTGCAATGATGACATTGCCTTACGTAATCCAGTACCAGCTTTTTGTGCTTCTAAACCATTATTAGATAAAATACCTAATGCAGATGATGTTTCAGATAAGCTATAACCTGATTGCTTAGCGGAAGCACCAACATATGACATAGCAACACCAATATCTTTGAAATCAGTAGCGGTTGCATCAGCGGCATATGCCAACTCATTAACAACCTTATTTGAATTTTTCATGATATTAGTGGAATCTCCGACACGCATACCGAATGAATCCAGTGTAGAAGCTGTAACCTCTGTAACTGTACCCAAATCTTCGTGGGCAGCAACAGAAGCCATAACAATAGCGTCGTAAGCGCCTAATGCTTGCTCTCCTTCATATCCACGTTTGATTAATTCTTGGTATCCATTTGCAACTTCTTGTTGTGATTTACCATATTCAAGAGATAAATTACGACCCTCTTTTTGCATTTGGTTAATGACACCTTGAGCATCAGACATTTTCTTTGCTGCACTAGCCCCAGAGACATCACCTGTAACAAGTAAACCTCTATTTTTAATATAAGCATCTTGAAGGTCTGTAGCTGTCTTAGCTCCTGCAATTAATCCAGCTCCAGTAGCAGCTGTAATAGTTGCCACACCAACAACTGCAGCTTTTGTTAGGGCGCCATATTTAAGAATATTATCCTTAAGTGCACCACTAAATTGTCTACTTGAATTAGAAATTTTATCAAAACCGTTAACAAAGGCATTTGAACTGAATGGTCTAATTTTATCACTGTTTCGTTGAACATCTTTTAATTCGTTTGCCATCTTATTTAGTGATGTTGCTGACTTATTAACCTCAATTACCTGTCTTTTATAGGCATTACTATTTGAACCAGTTTCTCTTTCAATCTTTTTTAGATATGATAATTCCTTGTCATATACTATTTGTCCAGATTTTAATGAGTTTTTTAGATTTGTTTGTTGTGCTTCTAGTGATTTAAGATTATTTCCTTGAGATTTCAACCCGTTAACATATGAGTCGTTAACTTCTTTTGATAGGCTATAACTTTTTCTAAGGTCGTCTATTCCGCTCTTTTGCTTAATAGTTGCAAGTCGAGCCTTTTCTTGTTCAGCGACTAAATCTTTCTGTGCAGATAAGTTTTTTGCCATAGATGTTCCGAGCTCATTAATGACAACTTTTTGTTTCTTATATTCATCACTTGCTTTACCAACCGATTGTTCCAGCGTACCTAAGTAGGCAACTTCTTTTTGGTAAAGAGTATGTTGTTTGTCACTCTCAGCAACTAACTGACGCTTTTTTTGAACAAGCGCTTCCTCTTCTTTACCTTCCGCCTTTAATCTGTTAACATATGAATCCATAACAGTATTATTAGTTTTTAGTGATTGAGAAAGTTTAACAATGCCGCTTTCTTGTTTCTCCATGGCATTCTTGGAGCGCAATTGCTGTGCCTCAAGAGATGTTAATTTAACCTCAGCTCGTTTAATATCTTGTTCATATCTAAGGAATGCCGCAGCACCCTTAGTCGTTGTATCAGTAATATTTCCTTGTTTTTCCTTAAGAGATGTTAAAACATGTGTTTGCTTTTCCATTTCCTCGGTTAAACCGTGATACTGCGCTTTTGACGCCCCTAAATAATCATTGGCTGATTTTAAATATGCAACATTAGCCTTCCATGAAGCATTAACTGTTTTAACGGTTAAATTTAAATTACGCAACCCATCATTAGCTGAAACTGTTTTAAGAGCGATTTCGGTGGTCATTACTGACCCAATTTTAGTAGACACTTGTTATTTTCCCCTTCCTTATTGTGTTAGCATTGCAAGCATATCAGCGGGG